CCATTAGCGGTTGCATCGTAGGAAATATCACCAGTTGTGACTGGGTATAATCCGACAAGTACAATTCCTCGCGCAGTCGTACCATCACGATTCAAGATAACCATCTTGGCGAGTGTATCTGAACCCTTCGGTCCGTAAGCACCCGTGCTGTTGCTGTTATCTTCAGGAAAGGCATTGAAGATAGTCTTCTGCCAACTGATAATCTTTTCGCGAATATTCAACTGAGCGTCGCAACGGAATGTGACAGCCCATGAATCACTGCCGGGGAAGTTACCGCCGCCAGGAATATTGAACGTCAGGCCCATATACGGAACTGTCTGATTTGCAATTGCATAACCAGGAAGAACCGATGTTGTAATATAGACATTGTCCTTTTCTGAAAGGAGAGGTGGGTTGCCCGGTCCAATGTCGATAACGCGCATCTGGAAATCACGCGAGAAGTCCTTTGTGAGGGCTTGATTGTAAAACGCGCCTATACCCATACCTAGGCCGTTTGTGCTGGGATCTAATGATGGCATAACATTCTCCTTTTAAATACTTACTTAACCTCTTAGATTAACTCTGTGAAGTTCTGGCTTGTCTGCGTTGCGATGAAGTTAACAAGGATATACTCAGCCACGCGAACTGGCTTTATATAGATATCCACGATCAATTCATTTGCATCAATAACATCCGATGTGTTATTCCTATCATCGCACACGATCAAGTAATCATAAACACCCTGATTACTCTTTGCATACCCCAAGATTGGATCAAGAGCGGACTTCAGACGATTACGTGTAAATGCGGTATTCTGTTCGAATACATACGTCTTGGCGATAGGCAATACCGCCTTTTCGGTCCACAGGAACAATCTACGTACATTGATACGATCAAATGCTGAAGGCTTGCCCTGTAGTGTCTTTTGACCCCATACGATATAACCATCGCCGGGCCAATATACCGTGGGATTGATACCATTCTTGTACAATAGATCACGCTGCTTCTGTGTGGGATTGATACCGATATCCAAGACACCATTCAATACACCGCGTGTCAATCCCGCAGGAGCGAACCAAGGGAAAAAGTTTGTATCCGTATTGATCATCAAGTTAGCCATATAGCCAGACGCTGGCGACCATACGAAACGACCACTGTTAGTATCGGTGACCTTGAACCAGTTTGCATATGTGCATGCATAGCTGGAATTCAAACCACCAAACAAATTCTTCAGAGGCCAGAACATATGTTGTGTGAAGTTGAGATTCTTATTGTCCATGACCTTCACATTACCATTACCCTGAACGAAGATCTGACGTAGTGGGTCAGCAATATACAAGCAATCCTTACGAGTGAATTGACAGAACTGAATGAACATATCTGCGATTGTTTCATAAAGTTGACATGCAACTGATGAACTACCATTATTTTGATCCAACAGGCCGTTACTATCAGCATCGAATGTATGTGCAGTTAAGATACCATCGATGAAAACCGTATCATCAAATAACTGTTGTATCTGAGTAAAGTTATTCATGTCAGTTGCAGCAGCTGGCCAGTTATTCATGTCAAGATTCATACCAGTCCAGATAGTTCCGAGACCTGCTTCTGGAACGATATCAATACGAATCTGCTCATAATTTTCAGCCAAACGTAATGCTGTTTGAATTTTTGCCGGCATGTTACCAATTGCCTTCTGTGTTTTAGCAGACGAAGGAAGTGCCTCACCAACACCATAAAGACCATCAGCTGCCTGACAGAAACCACCATTCTCACTGCTGACATAATTGAATATCACCGCTGCGGTATTCTGTGGTTCCGCTGGGATTGTTCCGATCACATCAGATACATTCGATCCAATGATATCGCGCTCGTCGCATACCATGCGTACGAACTTAGTAGGTTCCTGTGTCTGAGGATCGAACCATGCACCACTAAACTTCGAGATGTAAGGATTCACAAACACCTTCAGGTTTGAAGATGTGTTATTTATAACATCCTCAAGGAAGAAGTTTACTGGATTGCCGCCATTACGGTTCTGAATCTGACGTGTGGAATCAAGCGATCCCACATATGCTTCCGACAATACTTTATCCAATACGCGCGTATCTTGGTTATAGATCGAAGAACGTACTTTAAATAGTGCGACAACGAGGCTGTCGCCAAAACCACCCGGCCCGACGTTATTATAGTTGAAAGTAGGAACTGTCTGGACGATTTCAGATATGCTGCCGGAATGTTCAAAATTCGATCCGGTCAATGTGAACGCCAAAGAATTCTGATTTAGCGGAACCCACTCGTTATCCATAGAAGTCTGATCAAATGACTGCAACTGCGTAATAGCATCGTAACTAGATCCCTTATCAACCTTGCTGTTGTCTGCGACGGCGATATAGTAGCCTTCGAACTGATCGTTAATCGTCGATTTAGCTTCATTTACGATGATCAATGCGCCGTAACCTGCGTTTGCTAACACAGTGGCCGGATTATTAGAAACTGCAAGACCCGATACGCCAGCATCGACTGTCGACTTCCAACTAATACCACCCTGCAACCAATCAAGGTATGTGTTATCATCAAGAGCGATGTGAACTGGCTGACCAATGAAGAAGTGAGATGCGCCATTTGTTTTCGCAATCACATTACCAGACAATGCATCATAATTAACAGTTGATACAACGGTTCCCGACAAAAATCCGTATTGTGCGCCATTTGCACTGATAGTTGCCGTGTAAACTCCAATAGGTGCAATTTCATTGACATATACTTGAGCGGAAGTTAAATTGGACTCAGTAAAGAATCCAGTCCATGAACCACTGCTCAATGTGGGATATGCAGAAAGAGTATTATGTGTCGCACCAGCAACGACTGTACCACCCGATGTATTAAACATCAACGAAGCCGTTACGCTGCCCGATATTGCATCCAGGAATGTGCCGCGGAGTGTAAATGGTTTACCCCACTGCGTAGAGACACAAGCCGCGTTTGCGGCGTTTGCAACTGAAAATGCGCTAGACGTAACGTTATAACCTGCTTCATCAGAAGTAAATGCATATAAGGTAACAGATGCCGAACCTCCCGAAGAAAGGTTGAGCGCGTATGTATTACATGGTGTTACAGCATCGACGGGGATGTAAGGATAAATTAAAGCACTGTACTTAGTTGTATATCCTTCACCGTTTCCCGAGCCATAAGGCAGACGAGTGGTCAACAGGTTACCATTGGCGTTTAGGACCTGTGCGGCGGTGTTGTACATATATCTTTCGGCCGCGTTTGTGGGTAAACCATAAATCTGCTCGAGCTCGTTCGGATCCGTGATATTGAGCAATTCATTAGTAGGGCCCTGTGCGGCATATCCAACAACCAATGACGTAGTACCAGCAGGCAGCTGAGTATTGGTAGTCAAATCAATTTCATTTTCTTGTACGCCGGGACTTTCAATTGTTAGCATAATTCTCTCCTTAAAGTGGATTTTAAACCTGTAAATATTTATGTTTTATGTTTACTTTTTTTTAAACTAGATTTATGTCCAACTGATTGAATACGAAATCAAATGAGCAATCAATCTCTTCGGGATCTCTGTAATTATAAGAGAAATTACCTAGTCTAATTGCAAACGCACTAGAAAATACAAATTCTATCTTTTTGTTATTGTATTCATCTAAACCAATAGCGGTTATGGTCGTGGTATAATCGTATAGTGTTTGTGGTGTTAATTGAGGATATCCACCCACTGGCGCGAATATATTCGGTGAACCGTATGTACTATTTTTCGGATCATTCAATAACTGAAGCCATTTCCAAATCAACCAATAGTTTTTAAACTCATTATCTACTGCAAAATTCACAGTAGCTGGTGGATAAGTCGGACGATTGAATGTGGTTACATTATATGTTTGGCCAGAATAGTGTTGCTCTGTATGAGGAACTTCAATATCCGGAACATTTAAACCGTAAACAGAGAACTGCAAAGCTTCTAAGTTGATATATGAATTGCTTCTTGCATCTGAGACATCAATCGTCTTCAATATGTTAGGAATCGTAAGAATGAGTTCAAATTTATCCTTACGAGCCTTGTTTAATGGGGCCTGTAGTGTTGGAAGATCGTCCGACATATTACGACCATATGCAATTACTGCATGTAGCGTGCTGTGGAACGTTCTGCATTAGGAGCCGCACTAGGTTCAGATCTTTCCATGTTCTTAACATGTTCATTACCTTCATCACCGGGGGCTCCTTCTTCCTCTTCCGTTTCTTCTGTGCTTCCGCCTTCGGGATTATCAAATTCATCACGGCATGTATCATAATTATCCGACCAAATCTGACTGATAATAGATACCAGACGGTTGACATTTTGATCTGTAGCAGCTACAGATTCGAGAGCTTCGATAATGGCACTTGCCGCCTTTGAATATGCATCTTCATTTTCAGATCCAACAGCTTCTACAGCCTCTTTCAGATTCTTCTTATTCTTCAACCATGGAGGCAGGCCCTTCTTACCTTTCTTTGATGGCTTCTTATCTTTCTTACCGGCCTTCCCATCATCGTCTTTCTCTTCGTCCTTCTTGCTATCTTTCTTTAGCCAAGGAGGCAAACCCTTCTTTTTTTCTACAAGCAGGGAATCCATATATGCACCAAAAATCTTATCTTCGTCGTATCTCATTGTGAATCTCCTATATGAATATTTAGTATTTCCCTTGATTTTTTTGAAATGATATATGAATATATGGCTATGTATAATAAGGATCTTAAATATATATACTATGAAGATCAGTTCGGATCTGTAGTTGGATATATTGACGATTTACAACCAAATAGTGAAGATCAGACAATGGTATCTATTATTGCTGAGAGACACGGCGATGGCCAATGGAGTTCACAAACGCGTGATACCGTAATAATGATTGATCTAAGAAAGACCAAAAAATGGAAGTTTTACGAAAATCATGAAGAATTTTTTGCGGAATATTTCGAAGCTATTTTATAAGAAACTGAAGTACCGCGGAATGTATGCGGTACATAGTGGTGACCGCGCAGGAAGCTTCTTCATATATATTGAAGAAGAGAATAAGGGTAATGGATATGCGATTCTTCTGATGCCGAATCCTATGGAAGCTATATATGTTCAAAGTAGTGAAATCGAACAAGATCTAAAGTACAAGAATATAAAGTTTGTAAGGCGAATACCATTCGAGGTGTATGAAGTATGTAAAGTAAACTTCATATACTATGCAAAGAAAGCAGGAATACGTGCGTAGTGATAATCTGATAATTGATGGAACTAACATTGAATTTCGGTTTTTCTTTGTATTTAATGCCGAGTATATGCCGCGTCTTCTCCAATCATTTATCAATATGATAGAAGAATTTAATCCAACTGACGTATACATGTCATGGGATAAAAAGATAATAAGCCATTCGACTAATTTCAGGAAAGATATATTAGAAGGTACATACAAAGCGGGCAGAAAACGCCATCCGGATATCCAGATGATGTATGACCAAGAAATTAAACTGATTGAAGTCTTCGAGTCATTGGGGTGTAAAACCATATTTCCTAATGTATTAGAAGCGGATGATGTGTGTGCGTGGCTTTCGACGGTATTGCCAGGAAAGAGTATAATTGTATCCGCAGACCATGATCTTTTACAGATGGTAACGCCAGATGTATCCGTTTATAATTTAAAAAGGATGACGACATTCAAAAACTTCGAAGAAATGAAAGATGGAATGTCGCCGAAAGAATTCCTCTTATACAAGGCTATTAAAGGTGATGATTCGGACAATATATCCGGTGTACCAGGGTATGGGGAGGTTAAATCTGCCAGACTTGCCAAAAATTGGAACGCGTCTATTTTGACCGAAGAGAATCTACAGATAGTAGAGCGCAATATCCGTTTGATGAATCTCCGATACGGATTTAATCATCAGGAAGGTGAACGCCAAAAGTATGAAGAACAATTAAATTATGTCAAAAATATTCAGGGTGACATCGTTAAATTTACAGAATTGTGTACTAAGTATAGTTTTACAGAATGTCTCGGAGACCTAAATAGGTGGAAGAGAATGCTAAAGCGCAACAGTATTGTTGATTTTATCAACAATCTATAGCATAAATAATTAAAAGGAATACGACAATGCAAGGACAAGTACATCAGTTGACTCAGTTAGCCTGCACATCGTGCGGCCTTCCAGGTATCAGTCCACGTACAGAAACATACGAGGATAGGTATTCACAAGAAATCGTCACCGAAGCAACATGGACATGCCATCGTTGCGGAAGCCGTTTCAGTTCTGGAATCGTATCACGCGTAGCAAAAAATGAAAAAACCAAAGAATAAGATTCTTAACGAAGTTCTCGAAGAAGCCATGGATGCAGGTGGTGCCTGTTTGGTGGCGCAGCATATGG